CTAACAAACGCCCTTTATGATATGCTGATTTAACAACTTGAAATCTAAATTTAATAGAACCTTGCCAATACTTAAACAATTGTGCCATATGACAAGCAGGAGTCATATGTAATTCCCTTCTAGTTGTTGGCGTTGTGTAAGTCACAGACCTAAAAAGATCTGGGGCTACACGACAATTAAACAACATATCACCAGGTGCGCCAGCACTAGTCCAATTAAAAGTAGTCAAATAGGACTCTCTCTTAACATAATCTAGTATTCCCATTTCATCCTTGCCTTCAAGTCCTGTGACCCTAGGGTCAATGGTAACTTCATTCTTGGAATCTAATGATAGTTTGTTTACAGGATCAGCGGCATCCACATTAGCAACATTACCCAATGGTACGGGTTTCATGATTACTGGATCTGTGATAACTGCTGGTCTACTATAACCAAATAATCGTGCCACATCGCCTATACCATTAGCTACTATCTCTGTAGCTCGTGCGTAAGGTCTTATTAATGGAATGCTTTTTAACGCCCCTGCTGCTTTTGCAACAGCAGAAGCTGGTTTGGAGATAATTCCTTGACCATACTCATCACCTGAATTCATAGTTCCAGATTGAGAAAGCAAAGGAGGAAGACCTCTGGAAGTTGGCATTGTCAAAATAACGTCAGTTGCCCACAAAAATACATTAATGGTCACTGGATTACCTACATCAGTATGCCTTAAATTTCCAAAAGATCGGAATACAACTTCTCCCAAATCATTAGCAAGACTCGCATTTGTTAATGGAATATAATTGTCTTTGTAAAAATAAGGAATTTCCAAAACTCCACCTGTATTCAAAGTTGGGTTGAGAAAGATATGGGGCTTCTGCGAAGCTCCAACCAAATCAGCATCTAAGGCACCACCAAGACCACGTTCAATTGTGACTTGGTCAAATCCGCTTAACGGATTGTATGATACTAAAGCTCTGCCATAATGAAATGGTGTCCCACTAATCAAGACCTTCATATGTAAATTCATACGTAAAAGTTCAAAATTAGCTATCTTATCCCGAATGAAAGGATTAGTTAAATAAGCTGTCCATGGGT